ATTTGCTTAGAGCGCGGTGACACTCTGCCTAGTGGGTCATTCAAGACCTTCTCTACGAGACGTGACACACTTCCGTTGATACCTTCGCTGGCCCCTACGGAACCTTCCCGTATTACGGAACCCGGCGCATACATGTCTTCAACAGACACATCAGCCGTAAAGCTTTCGTCGCCTGCTGCAACACGAGCCTCGAAGTCGTCAAGGGTAGCTACTTTGCTATCTAGTACGGTAGCGTTAAACGCTGTACCGAACACGCCACCAAGGGCAGCGCCGCCAAGCGTTGAGTAAATCAAGTCTAGGCCGTCAGTAGTCTCACGCCAGTATGCGTCTGCGCCACCTACAACGAGACCAGCTTGAGCACCACCAGATACACCTTGAGTAAGGCTGGCAGCACGTCTCTGCCCCTTCGCACCTAGTCCGGCAAGCTTAGCGGCACGTAGGCCAATATAGCTTGTACGGGCCGCTTGGTACGAACCACCTGAGAATAGAGTAAGGGGCGCGTCGATGTCAGGCAATGAACCTAGCAGTCTAACACCTCCACCATCATTCTGTTGGCCGATTAATGCATGGGTATCCAAGTCTTCAAGGATACGAGCACGGGTTCTCTGTGCGGCTTCCAAGCTATTCTCTGACATAATGTTGTCATGATACTCACGAGGGATACCGTCAATTAATTGTTCAATGTGTTCCATAGGTCTATAGTCGAGGTCAATACCCTCTCCACGAAAACCTAAGAGTGATTTTGTAGCTGCTAGACCTGTATCGAATTTAGCAGCTTGTATAGAGGCAGCTTGCCTCACGTTATCTGGTACGTCAGCCTTTGTAAGTAGGTCGAGCGCAACTGGCTCGAATAAGGCTGGTGCTTCTTGCTCTATGATGCGAGCGCCGGAAGCGGCGGCGGTCAGTGAAAATCCTGTCTTTAGGTTGTCTAAGATACCAAGTTGGGATTGAGACCGTTCAATTTCTGCCTTCCTGTCACTAGAGAGTGTGGATAGGTCTTCTGTCTGTATGATGGGGTCAGCCATTTATCTCTCCTGTGGGATGTCCCCCGGCTAGGATTAGCCGAGGGGAGTTATTAAAATTCCCAATCCCGCTTTGCGAGGTTGGTCTTGTATTTGGTCATATAGGCCTCACCGATAGCGGGGAGGTCTAAAGCGATGGGTTCACTAAGAGCACCTGTCTCTGTACGAACGCGGACTGCGACACGTTCACCGTCACTTAGGACTGTGAATGGCCTAACACCACGACGAGATATGTCAATCAGGTCTGAGCCTGATAGGACAGGTCTGTCTGTTCCTGTGAGTGGTTCGAGCAGGTTAGACAGTAACTGCCCGCCTACACCAACTTCACTTATGAACTCGTTACCGGGCAATTTAGATATTTCCTGTAAATGGTCAACGATTACCTCGTTAACGATGTCAGGTTTATCCATCTCTCTTACCTTGGCTCCGAATAGCTGTGCCTTAATACCCTTTCCTTGCTTCATCACGATTGGTGTATCACCAACGAATGTCACACGCTCTTTGATATTAGATACAGCGGACTTAACCATGAACTTAGGGTCGCTGCCGGGGTCGAGGAATGAAAGCCTAGTCGTCTCTTCGAGCACCAGTTTCTCAATTAGGTCAAGTGTCTCTTCCGACTTCAATACATTACTCTCGTCCTGTGTACGGTCAGAGGCTTGGTCAAGTGTTGCATCTGTGAATACGGCTTGGAAGAAACCAACGTCGAGTTCCTTCACATATTGCTTAGCGGCTTTACGCGCACGTTTGACAATCTTTTCAGTAATCTCAGGCCTGTTCTCTTCAAATCCACCAACTTTCTGAGAAGCATCGTGGTAGCGCATGACGCCATCTTGAATGTTACCCTGTGGGCCACCAGACGCTTCAATGATTTGGTCAGCCCGTAGGCGTGTTTTCTCATCGAACATTGTCTTAGCAACTCGTGGGTCTGTCTCACGAAGTTTAGTATATGCCTGTACCGTCTTCACAGCCTGCGGAGAGGCTTCGCCTTTACCGTTGACTAATTCAGGCGCGGAGAGAACAGCAATGCTCTCAGCACGTACCTGTGGGTCAACAGCACCAGCTTGGACGTAAGATGCAAGTAAGGCTTGCTCAAGAACAGCCGGGGCTTCGTCCTTGGATAATCCACCACGGTCAACCTCACCAGAAATCTCAGCGCCAATAGCTTGACCTTGTTCTCTCCAGTATTCGCGTTGCTCCTTCTCACTCAACTCACTGATAGTCCCGGAACGAGCAGCTTGTTTAATGACAGCTTGGTCTTCTAAGAACTTCATACCATCCGTTTCAGCCTTGTAATATTTCGCGGCGATGTCGCCGGATATACTAGCCAGACCGAAGTCAGAAATCTCAACACCGTTAGAAGAGTAAAGCTCTATAACTGCGTTTTGATATTCTGCGGAAAGTCTGCCAGCCGCGTCGGGATGTAATCCTTCTTGGCCTATAGCATTCTCAAAGGTAGCCTTCATGACTTCAAATTTGGCGTCTAACGCCTCACGCTTATTAGCATCCACAGAAGACTTGTTGTTCTTGTGGACTTTATTGATTGTAGAAATCAAATGGCCTGTGATGGCGGACGACTGCTTGGCCCCGAACTTATTACGAAGTGCGTTGGACTGCTCTCTGTATGAGGCCACGGATAAGCCGCGTTCCTCGAACACTTGGTCAAGCTCTGCCTGAGCGAAGCGGTACTCTTCGGTAGCCGCTAGGTCAGACTGCTTTTCCAATTCCTCGTATGCTGCCTTTATGGTAGCGGCACGGGTCTTTGCATCAGCAGGCCGTGGGCCTCCCTGTGCAGCAATCTTCTGCGTAAGGAAATCAATAGCGTCTGTGTCTCCCATAGCCTTCGCCTGAGCGAGTAAGTAGGTATCGCCTTGTTGTTCGTACTCAACGGCGTCTTCGCCCCTCACGTAAGCTGCATTAGCTTCTGTGGCCGTTATATTGAGACCGTGGTCAGCGTAGAGCTTAGCGAAAGCTTCCATGGACTTCTTCCCGGTCATCTGACCAGTGGAAATCTCACGTATAAGTGTATCACGCTCTGCAATGAACTTAGAGTTGTATTCATCCCGGAGCTTACTTTGATAGCCAGCTTGGGCGCGCTCGATAGCCTGCTTGTCTGTTACGCTTAGGTCTTCGAGCACTCCCGCTTGTTTAAGCTTAGAGTATGCTTGAGGGTTCCCATTCTGAAAAGCACTTATTACGCCTTCCGCAACAGCCTTGCGTCGTCTGTCATCACTAAGTCCACCAGATACCGAGTTAGGCCCACCAGTTGCAGCAGCAATTAATTCCGCTGTAGCAGTAGCGTCCTTCGATATAGTGTCAATGCCAACGGAGAGAGCTTTAAAGTTTTCACCTTCCTTGTAGGACAAGTTGGCAGCGGTGTGCTGCGATACCAGTGTAGGCATCTGTTTAGTCATTGTCTCTTGAACCATACGGGCAGTTCGTTCGTCTAGTCCGTCAATCTGCTGTTCAAGCTGACTGATGTACTGAGCACGGAATGTATCAGGGTCATCCTGATAACCCGTCTGCTCTATGAGTGCCTGCTGTGAGGCGAACATAGCGGAGGATATGGTTTGGGCCTGCATTACGCGGTAGCCTTCCAGCGCCCACTTATTGCCCTCTATCGAACTGTCATCAATAGCCTTGCCCTGTTGGAAAGCCATCTGGCCGTCAAGTACCTTAGAAGCATGTTCTTTATTGGCAACGGTCTGTAAACTCTCTGTTGTCCATTTACCGAGAGCCTTACCAATCTGAGAGGATACACCTCCAGTTAGGTTAGGCGCTGGTGTAGCCCTTACGGAAAGGGATGGTGCTGAGCGCCGGGATGGTACAACCTTAGTCGCGCCAGCTAAACTGTCTGCTGTAGTGTTACGTCTGGAAAACCCTTTAGTTTGGTTGTCAACCTTCTGTAAACCCTTTGAAGACTTAGATAGATTATTTTCCATTATGGGCCTTTCTTACCGAGTAACACTCTGCTTAGTCGATTTTGAAGTTGTTGTCCCTTCGGTTGGTTCTGGTTGTATGTCTGAACGAGGCCAGTGCCAAGTCCAAGCAATGCCATACCGACACTTGGGGATTGAATTACTGCTACATCCTCATTGAATATCTTACCCAATGTAATGTTCTTGCGGTCTTGTCCAGAAGACTGTAAGTTGTTCTCTAGGCTTTGCATACGTGCGTAGTTAGCATTAAGCGCTGAACGCTCAAGGCCGCGCATAACGCTGTCTACACTTCCGCCAGCCACTCCAGCTGCGGCTGCATTCACTTCTGCATTGCCTTTATCCTGCATAGACACGATAGCTATCTGTTTCTCAAGCGCTTGGGCTTGGTCACGGGCATCTATCTCGCTTAGTGTTACGGTATTAAAAGACATGGCAGCAGAGAGAGCCGACATCGTATTACGATGCTTTTGGGCGTCTCTCTGCATGTCAGCCTGAATACCCCCAACAATGAGGTCGGTGGCAGTGCCGAGAACTTGCGTTCCCATCTTGGCAGCTACTAGGGGTGATACCATTATACTCTCCTTCCTCTTGTAAGGGGTTGTCCGAGCCATTCTAACTCGGTGATTGAATACGGACGGAAATCGTCCGAGTAGACTGTTAACTGAGACCAATCGGAACGCTCGCCCCAAGGGATTAGCCACTCGCCTGAGCGAATACCATTCCAGTTTGGGTCGTCGAGATTGTTCTCGGTGATTGTAAAGTCGTTATGGATGTCTATGTCTTCCGCGCGGTACTTAGATGACATACGTGTGGAAATAAATCCAGATACATCATAGTGAAGCACGAAGTCCGTCACAACCAATTTAGCTAAGCGCTGTACCTTACCTTCCCGGTCACGAATGAAGGGCATGGTAGGGGTAACTAATCCGCGATAAGGGACACCACAATAGATATGACTTCCGATAGGCGCAGTCTCGGTATCAATATTATATAGCCATGGGCCACTGCCCGTTCGCTTGGCTTTAAGCCTAGCGCCGGGTCGATAACATCCTTCCGCCTGAACAAGCACGAGGTCTTCGTACACACTCTGAACGAATAACTCTCCATCTATATTGACAAGCATGTCGCTGTCTTCTGTGACGTAAGTTTTCGTATTCAAATCTAAGCACAAAGGATAACCTAGAACTTCCTCTTCGGTGTAGTCCAAGGACAGACGGGTTTGCACCAGTGCTGTACCGTTATTCAAAGTGAAGACGATGTTGGAGGTCTCAAAGAACATACCGACGACAGGGTGAGGGAATTTCCACTCATACCATGCGTCCTGTACCTTCGATTGTCCGTCCCATAAATATTGATTTACGAAGACGGAGTTTTCTTGACCTTCCCCATCCATGGTAACTAACGTCATGCTGAAATCTTGTGATGTCACTAGATTAGTTACTTCACCTAACAGGTACTTTGACTGTAACCGGGTCAGGGTTGCTGCCGTGTTTGCCTCATCAGTATTGACAGAGAACATTTCCTTAATCCCACTGTACTGTCCTGAGACAAATGGGAAAAGGACGGTACGTCCTGTGGATACGGGTCGGATACCATTGGTAATCTTAAAGCCCGTTGTGACTGTCATAGAAGCGTTGGCCGGAGTGAGGCTGGAATTACCAGATACTACGAACTGCGCGTTGTTACCAAAGATAACCAAGTCACGGTCAAATGAAGTAATCCATTCAAGCTGATTTTCGTCTTCGGATGTTGATAACATGTCAATGGGGTCGGTAGCCGTTTGGGCGACTACGGACTTAGCATAGAAGTCTGACGGGATGTTAGTCCGAGACATAATAGTGTTGGGGCCACTGATAAAGACTAGCCGGGACTGAAACCCGTGTACGTCTCTAATGGTGTCACCTACGAAACTAGGTACGGGATTGGTGTTCTCGTCGCCTGTGCGCCGGGGTTGCCATCCGCCTTGTCCAATAGTGAACTCGGTATCACCTGTCTTCTCAATCACATGGGGCATGGTCGTTTCGTCAAAGGCCACGGCTTCATAGGCGTTAACCCATTCTCTCCATATACCTTCACTACCAAATGAATTGCCCACAACAGTCTCACCATCGACCTCGAAGCGCATCCAGAAATCGTCCTCTGTATCGTCCAAGCCGATTACTTTGACCAACGTACCGTGAGGCGCAAGGTCAGCAAGCTCTTCTGTTGATTTAGTCTTGGATGTCTGGCTACGCAGCGTGTCGCCACCTGAGCCGTCTTCCGTCGTTATCTTTATGTCAGTAACACCTTGTATCATAAGTACGGAACCTTCTACCGTAACGGTAGTCCCTTCTTTCACAGCTGCATTGTCCGTAAATATGGGTGTATCCGCACCGTCCTCAACTTCCGTGTATCCTGTGATACCCGTCCCGTTTAATAGACTGTCCCGGAGGGCAGCTACGATGTCAGGGGATGAAGTCTTCTTGGCGTCTCCAGTGTCTAGGCCAGACGGCGCTGTGTAAACACCTACCGCCTTGTATCCATCATCGTATTCCACTGTAACTTTATATTGGTGACTAAAAAGTCCACCTAACGACATGACAAGACCAACGTCTTTTATAACGTCATCTTGTGCTTCTGTGTTGGTGGCGTCTTTGGCTACCACTACATCACGATTGGTGATATAAATATCATCATCATATGAATACGCTGCCATATCATCACCGATATAATCAAGGGCGTTGTCATTTACCACGAGGGTCTGTGACACGCCATCTGTATCCGTGATGGAAACGTACCCGGCCTTGTAGCCGAGCTTATATGCCTGTCCGCCGACGTTGAGGTCGATGAACTTTAAATCTGTAGGTATGTCCATCTCTGAGATGAACGATACGCCTGAGCGCTTCGTTAAACCACGAACAACGTCAGACACCATATTTACTTGGTCAGTTACCTGCCCGTCATTTCTTATGTGTGCTGGCTGCTGACTGACGCCCTGTAAGAGAGCACCTAAACTTCCGTGGTCTGCCATTATCTTGAACCGCCTAATTGATTGCGCGTGTCTTGACGGCCAGAGTAAAACCCTCGACCACCTTGTCCACGTCTCCGGGTTACGAAGTCGATGAATGCAGCGCTGTTAAAGAAGTTGATGTCTTGTAGACGTATGTTCTGTATTGCCAATTCATCCGCTTTGACTTGCGCCAAGTACGAATAATTGTCTAGTTTGGACTTACTACCGTCACTATCCAAGTAGTATTCATACCGGGCCTTGGCTCGGATGAACTGATATGCGGAGGGTGGTAGGTCATCTACGTCAAGCTCTACGATAACAATACATTCAACACTTTCATTAATTTCGTCAGTGTACTTTCCGTTGTCCCAAAGATACTGTCCACGAATTACATAATTCTTGGTTGTGTCTACGGGGTCGCATGTAATCGTGTTAGATGGTATCAAAACCTTACCATCTGTATTAGGTTGTAATGTGCGGAGGCTCGTGTTGAACCAAAGCTCCATAGTAGAAAACTCTTCGAGCACGTCCCGGAGGATGTCGTCGGCTTTCTGGTAGCTTGGGTGGCGAGTATCAGACGCCGATAGTTGTGCTGTACCAGTTGTGGCGAGCATCGAATTAATTAAACGAAGTCGTTTCGTCATAACTCTAGCCTTTCTTTTGTTAATGATACGGCCCCAACGTGGAGAGGCCGATTTACGGAGCCGTATTATAAACAAAAAAAAAGCCCCCACTCCCCGTAAAGGGAATGGAGGCGTACGGGGCGTAATGCCCTATAAAATTATACTTTGCGGATTGCGTAAGAACAATCAGAACGGTTTACACCAGCACCATAAGACAGCCAGCTATCAATGAACCACTGCTTCTCAACCTTGTCAAAGTAGACATCAGATGTGAGCGGGATGGTTTCACCAACCAAGATGGACTTGGGGTGCATGATAACAGCAGTAGTCTTAGCTTCTGCGGCTGAAACGTCGTAGAAGTTGCTGTTGTTGGCGTTAGACAAGATATGACCAGTAATGGCTGCTTGTGGCAGGCGGTTGGTCATAACGATAGGCGTACCTTTAATCGTCTTCACAGTACCGTCAGCGAAGTCGCCGTTAGCAGATGAGAAGTCGCGATTAACGAGCTTATCGTTGTTTGTCAGAACGTCGTACTGAGTTGGGTTAACGAAGATTGCACACTCTTCGGTGTCAATATCTTGCAACTCATACTGTACGATACCAGTCGCGATGGCTTCATAAAGCGCATCAGGGTCTTCCTCGTCGCCAGCAGCGTCAAGGGTAGTAGTCGTACCGGGGCCAAAGGCTCCGTTCAGTGTGTCTTGGTTAGTCGTGGCAGACGCTTTAACAGCGGCGATGAGCAAGCTCTCGTCGAAGTAGCGTCCAAGGTTCTTACCGTGGTCCATACCAGTTTCCTTACGGACATTAATGTCAGCTTGGAAAGCGTTAAGCAAAGACTGATTATCACGGGCCAATACAACGGTATCAACAGTGACAGATACTTTGCCTTGTGGTGTAGGTGTCGCAGGCGGACGGACACCGGGGGTCAAGCCCACGATAGCAGTCTTACCGAAGCGACGGTCAATTAGTGTATCTGTGCCACGTACAGGACGTACGTTCACAAAGCGGCGCATCATAGAGCGCTTGACGAATTGGCTGTCAACGACACCACCAAAATAGTCAATCATATCCGCACGGTCTTGGTCAGACAGGTGCGAACTATCTACAGGAATATTAACTCCAGACATATTTTTTCTCTTTTCTTAAAAAGGTTACGGCTTAAATGCCTTGTTTGCGTCCGAGTTGTCGGGCGGCTTTAGCTGCGTCAACTGCGCGTTGGTCGCCTGCTGCATGGGCAGCGTCGATGGCGGCAGTGAACTCGGAGCGTGTCATTGGCTTAAGAGCCGGGGCGGCGACGGCACTAGGCTCGGCGCGTTTCGATGCTGTGAGTGTGGTGTTCTTCGGGTCTGCATTATACAGTCCACGGATTTCACCAACGGCAAAGCGGGCTTGTGCTCCACCATTATCAATCATAGCAGCGTATTCAGTTAAATCAGTGTTAGACGCTTTTGCCCAATCAATCATTTTATCCCAAGTGGCTTTGTCGCCTGCCTCAGTAAACACCACTTCATTAATAGCGGCATTCTTCTCTGTGCTTTCTGCGATGAAGCCCTTAACTCCAGCAAGAATGAGGTTGGCTTTGTTTTTGCCTACCTTCGCTTCAAGAGCGGATTGGTCAATCTTCGATACGTCTCCTTCGACCACAGCGTCATACATCAAAGCCTTAGCCTCGTCAGTTGAAACGTCTGCATTCTGTAGGAGGGTCAGTACGCTATTACCAACGTCTGAACCCGTGTCGCCCCAAACAGTTGCGTCGAGTGGAGTGGCTTCCTTCTCCCGTGCTGCTTCTTCGGCAGCAGCGGCTTCGGCAGCAGCTTTCTCTTCGTCTGTTTGCGCTTCTTCTTTTGGTGCGGGTTCGCCTTCTTTAGGTGTCTCCACTTGCGCGGGGGTTTCCTTTAGGTCGATAACCTCTTCCTTCGCCTTGGGTTCTTCCTTGGCTACAGGTGTGGCTACCACTGGTGGAACCACTCCATCGGCGGGTGTCAATGGTGTGGTGTCAGTTTTTACTGGTTCGGTTGTCATGTATCTCTCCTATGACTGTTGGTTGTCTACTGCGGCTTTGCCAGCATGTTCACTGACCTTGCCTGCGGCCTTAGCTTCTTCAAGGCGTCCTGCCTCGGCTAATGCCTGCTCTCGCTGAGCCTGCATCTCTTCCGGCGTATTCAAGAACTGTGTCAAGTCCACGGAACGGTTAGTGAAGATGAAGCTTGCAAATCGCATTGGGTTAATGGCTGCTCTTAGTTCATCAGGGATAGCCTGTGTCAACGTCAAGTCTGACAGTGCCAGACGTAAGTTGTCAATTTGACCTTCCCTAGAAAGGCTCTCAAGTCCTGTGGTGACTAATACCTCGAACAACTCAGCCTTGCCACCAATCTCGGCGTCAAAGTCAATCTGTGCGATGGCGTAGTCTGCCTCTTTCTGTTGCCACGATAAGGCAAGCTGTGAGTACAATCCACCATAGGCGCTTTCAAGCTCTCCAGCTATAAGCCTAATCTCTTCCGCCGTGACGCGCTCTGCGTTTCGGACGTTGGACATCAGGAAGCCTTCTTTCAAATCATTCTCCCATTTCTCAATGGAAGCCATGATAACTTCGAGGTCGCCGCGCTTGGTCAACTCAGGGACGGTTACGTCATCCTTGTTACCAGCGAAGTATGAGCCGCGCTTTGCAGCGTTAAGCTCTCGAACTTGCATAGCTAGTGCTGAACCGGGCTTCACTAAGAATTTAATATCACATATGAGGGCCATCATATCGGTGGCGGCATCAGTTGTAACGTCAAGCTCATGGAAAGTAGCGGCATAGTCTTCGACCAATCCTCTACCATAGTTGTCTCCAGTAGAGATGTTCCATACTAGCGGAAGTAGGTCGTAATCCTTAGCACTCAAGATTTGCTTGTTGTTCAGTGGTACGCCATCTGCTTCTTGCTCGACACACCAACGCCCGTCTGGCATCTTCTTATAATGTGTGAGCAGGACGACATCCTCATTATCCATTAGTTGTGGTGAAACAAACTTCTTGGATTGAGCCGTTCGAATAAGCTCTTTCATTTTCAAATCAAATGAAGACATCTTCTTCTTGTCGTGCAGGACGATTTCGTATTCATTACCCTCAATATCACGACGGATACCAAAGCGGTTCACACCGTACAGGATACGCTTACCAGACGGCATACGACGTAGCAACGCATTACCAGTGATGATAAGATGTTTCGTAGTCGTGATAGCCACAGGACGGTATTCTGTGAGGCGTAGCTTTCGCATAGCCACTCGTTCGAGGGTAGACGTACTCTTGCGGACAGCCTCCTGTAAAAGGGAACTGTTCTCCTCGCCTATCTCCTTAGCCATCTTTAAGGTTGCCTCTGGTGTGAGGGCCACTGTAAAGAATGGTCGAGATACTGGATAAAGTACGTCTATAACTTTGTTGGATAGATGATTGACTAGCCGAGCACCAATCATGACGCTACCCTTCTCCTGCTCTACCTGCGATGTATTCGCGGCGGGCATGATTGAGGGGATAGTCCATCGTGCATATGCTTCGGAGCGGTCAATAAGGTCTCCCTTCTCCGCCTCCATGTCAGACCAAATATCTGCTATTTGGTGCATCTTAAACATTACAGTCCTCCGATAGGGGAGGCTACTTTGCCAGATGATTTGTTGTTGCGTCTACTGTCTCGCTTCAATAGCTCGTCAGACGCACGGGACGTTCCAAACACTAGGCTTGCGCCTGTCTCTCTCCGTGTAGGGTCGAGCGCGGCAGCTTCCTTAGCTTGGGTCTCCTGCCTCTTGTTAGCGGCCTTTTGGTCTTTCCGCGCGTTACTTGCACTCTTGGCTTGTACGACGGTAGAGGCTGCACCGAGACCTAGTGCGGCTCCGGCGATTATGGTCGAAATAGCGGCCATTATCTTACTCCTTGATTATAAGCCTATGGCTCTGTTCAATAGGAGAGAACCCCGTTCTACGGAGAATGCTCTCCGCTGCGGGATTGCTGTTGACAAGCGTACACATTCTGACCTCATCCACTCCGAGTTCACGCCCTACGGCTATGAATTTCAGAAGTAGGCGATAGCCAGATGCATCTTTAGCATACCAACCGAGTTCTTGTAGATACGTCCAGTTACGGAATATATCGGGAACGACAAGCCCGCCGATAAAACCAGTATCGGAAACAAGCACTACACCGTTAAGAATAAGCTCAACGAGGGTTTCCTCGGTCTTATCTTGGTCTAACTCAATATCAAAATATTCATCGTTGAAGCGGTTAGTCAAATCCAAGATATGCTCAAGGTCTAAAATGGTCGCTCTGCGGATACTCAAAACACGTTCTGATTAAGTAGCGTGTTGAGTTGTAGTCTAATGTTCGCCTTTTGATATTCGACGCCCATATGAAATCTGTCTTTAGTTTCATCAAGTATTTCGGGGCGTAAAGCCACCTTCAAATTCTCAATTATACTCTCTGACATGTAGTTGCTCGGCAATAGCCGGGTCTCTATACGTCCTTCGTTTTCGTCTGACATAATCCTCTCCTTGTCAGTCTATTTGTCTGGCTGCGCAGATTGGCTACGAAAACCAGACAAATAGTATCTATGGTGTGCATTAAGTATTATCCGAAGAAATAGTCCGAATTGAGTACATCTCGTAGGTTCAAATCCCCCATAGGAGGGACAGGCGGAAGCTCTATTCCGGGATTGGCCTCTTCATGAGTATCCTTGAAATTCTGGAGTATATTTGTGTCGTAATGCAGCTTGAAAAACTCATTGCGTATAGCAAGATGTAGCGCCTCAGTGTCACACGCATGAGTACCGAAGTCATCATGTATCATGGCAAAGCTTATTTCTTCGTCTGTCTTACACATAGCGTTAACCACCATCATCATATGACAGGCGTCTACATGGTGGACTAGGTTGGGGCTTGCGCCCTGTCGCTGTTTTCTACCGTTGAGTTTGTTTCCCTCGGTAGCGATTGATAGCTGGAGCCTGCCACTTATCTGCGTATTGACCCTGCGTATCTTGTAATGCTTCTTGCCTTGGTAGACGGGGAAGCCAAGTGGGCTGTTGTATCTTAAGGGTATTCCAGCCTTCGCCATGATGACCGAGCACTCCTGTATCCAATCCATAGCCGCTCTCGCAGCAATCACCACTTCTCCAATACTGTCCCACAATAGAGGGGTCAGATACAGGGCGTGGCTGAATGAACTGTTGTCGGGGAATGCTTCCGGCATCTCGTCGTATATCCAAGAGTGAATACTGTGTGAGCAACTTTGTTTGGTCGAACCATACGGCAGTGTCATCACGGGCTTCTTGGCTAACGAGCGGGGTATTCTGTGTGACGGCAATGCCTTGAACCAGTTGATAGCGCCACCTTCATTGTAGGAAGCGTTCTCGATAACTTTCTCAAGACATACGTCGGCAACAGATTGATAAATATCGGCAGGCACTTCGCCGGGAAATAGGTTAACAGCTTTCCCACCCACGGCGTCTCGTAGCATCGCGGAGAAATGCTGCAACCCGTTACAGCTTCCGTCGAGACCAACGGGCAGGTTGGACACATATTCTGTCTTATACGGTAGTCTGGACATCTCCCAGTATTCAAAGCACCATGCCAAGAACTGATAGGGCTTGTCTGCCTCGGCCCATACATGACGGTTATTAATCGGGTCTTCCCCCACTGCCTTCCACTTTGCCTCATTGTCATCAACCCATTTGACTCTATCATCATAACTTATTTTATCCATTCCAAATTTGTTAGCGCCATTTACCTTGAACCAGTATAGGCCGCGCTTTCCAAGCCTCTTGCCTTCACCAAATTGAATTAGACCTTTGGCTTGGTCTGTGCCTTGTGGGTTAAGTCCACTTGCTGTAGAATATACACGGCCCCGGAAATCGCATTGGTAGACGTACCAGAACTTGTCATAATCCTTCATCGAATTAGCAATCTGTATGGTTCGAACTAGGCCTAGGTTCTTTGCTACCCGTTCCTTCTCCTTCGTGTGAAGCATCCGTGTGGTGCTCTTCCATTCTTGGAAGGCCACGGCCAACGGGTCTGTCTCAGACAGGCCACTGACATCGAAGTCATCAGGGAGGGGGGATAGCGGGAACTCGTAAGGCTCTGAGCGAGGCATACCACACTCAAGGTTCTTAGACCACACTTCCTGCATCACTGACAGAACACGAGTGTTGACCGACCATGACGTGCGCTGCATTGCGTTGATGGCAGATATGACTTTAGGCATCTCAGCCTGTTCGTAAATCTGCCGCTTCGTCTCCGCACTGTCTGTAATCTTAATCATGGTGGTTAGCTCTCGCATACGGGGCGTGAAGTAACCGCCGTTAAATACATCCACCCAATCAGCGGGTGGTATGATGCACGGCATACGGTCAGGCTTCAACAGTCCTGCGAACTCATTGTGTTTGTCAATCCATTCAAGACACTGCGGCGTTGGGACGATACGAACGGACTGCTTGTTGTTGCCGCTGCCTTGTCGCTCCACGAGGTCTGTAACTTCCATGAGTAGGCTGATGGCTAGAGCGCCAACTCCAGCACAGTCTTCCTCAGTCCATGTCTGCCATTCCACGCCCTTGTCCGCACCTTTGACAGACAGGACACGCCGCTTATGTTGATAAGAGTTTGTCTTCTTACGTTCGAAGTCTCGGATAAGTGCATCGTAATATGCGGTCTCTTCCTCTTGGAACTTCGAGAACCTTAACTCGTCTTCTATGCAACGTGCCACGGATATACACGAGGTCGTCACGGCGCTTCCATTATTGAACACAGACCCAATTACCGACTTCAAAGTGAATAAGGCAATCTTGTCTGGATGTAGAAGCTCAAGTAGCTTGGCGTACTTGTTGCGCCGTCTCCCCTCTGGATGCTTCCCGTCGAGGTACAGTGCAATGTGGTCGGATATTCTGACCAGATAGCTACGCAGGATGTAACTCCCGGCAGATGTATCATGGGCGCGGTCTTCCACCGCTATCTCTTGTTGATTATTGAAGCGTACAACGCCACGGTCTACCATAGCGTTTTCCCATTCAATCTGTTCCTCAATAGAAGACATTATTTTCCTTTTAATGCTGCCCGACGCTTACGCGCCTTTGCATTTGCAGCTAGGCGCTTCTCGACATCAGTCTTAAATGTAGGGTGTATATATCCACCATGTTTAGGCTCTAAGTGTCGCTCATGGTAAGCTACGAGACGTTTTAGAAATTCGAGGACGCCTATCTTGCCTACACACCTAGTCGCCAGATTGAATATCTTTCCTTCTATGCCGTTGCAATTAACGCATAGCACGTCTCGAATGTATCCTGTCTGGTGGTCATGGTCGAGAGCAGGCTTCTTGCCCTTTGTACCCTTCATTGACTTAAGGCAAAGAGGACAAGTGTAATCCTGCTTCTCGCATAGGGCCGCTCGAACGGCGGGAACCTGTGAGGTCTTAAGCTTGGTCACTGGTCAACTCACGCAACCAATCAATAGGTGTCTCACCCTTAACCCGCTTCATCCACAGAAGCTCCATGTCACCCATGAGAGCTTTCTGCCATGTGGTAGGCTCTTGGGTACGGTAGTCAATCCACTCGTGTTGTGAACCAGCGTAAAGCTCTTTGACACGCTCAAAGCAAGCCAAATCATCCTCATAGCCCTCCAGAAGCTCGCGGGTTGTTACCGCGCCGCAATTCATAGACTTACCATCCTTCTCACGAGTATACTTCGGAAGACCTGCAATGTTGTCCGCCGTATCGCCCATCAGGCATTGCGCCCAAAAGAACTTCGTACCCCAACCAAGGAGCTTAGCGGAGGACTTACTACGGTCAATCCAAATCATCCCGAAGGTGTCCGGGTCGTTGCTTATTACATCCTCCGTGTCAAAGTCCCATATCAGGCCGGGGGCCATACGTAGGTCTTTGTCCTTGGATATGATTACGGAAAGCTCAGGCGTACCTGCCTGACACGCTGCGTAGTTAGCCTGTGTCATTCCGTCGTCGGCCTCTTGGTCGAGATGAACAACGCTGCTAAGCTCTTCTCCGATGAACTCACGCATAGCGTCTAGGTCAGCCGGACGAGCCTTATCAGTACGGTTAGCCTGATACGGCTTAGTGACAGCCACGGCATTTCTGCCGCCCTTGTCAGAGCCGGGTGGAGTGATATGGGCCACATACGAGGTAGCGCCAACCATACGCATCTGGTACGAGAGTAGCGATACCACTTGTTTCTTCTTATCTGCGAGACTTCTCATTGGCTTGATACCGTCTAACTCATCCTTGCGGTCTGCTGCCGCGATGTAGGTTATGAAGTCGGCGTCAATCTGAGCCACCCTGCCTTGTACGGGTGGTATGAAGTCACTTTCGGGTGTCTGACCCGGCAATGAAGCCGGGTCTACACCAAAGGCCGAAAGGACGCTAATTAGTTTAGCCCTAGGTCGGCAAGGATGTCAGCATTATCGTCATTCAGAGCACCAACATGCTCTTCCTCGACAGGCTTCTCTTCTATAGCCTCTGTGACCCGCTCAGGCGGTGTTTCTTCGGATTTAGCTTCAACCGGGTCTTCGTCTTCGATTGTTTCAATCTTAGGCTCAGACTTAGTCTCAGAAGCTTTTGCAGCAGACTTAGCGAGGCCAGCAGCAATCTCGTCCGCTCCGCCAAGCAAGCTCTCCAGCGGGGAGCCAACAAAGTCAGAAGCTTCCAGACACAATGCCTGAACGAAATTCTTACTAACTTCGACTTCCTTGTCGCCTTCTTTCTTAGTCCATGTGCCGTCAATGAAGATACTGTCCCACTGCTCCTTAGTAGGATTGGCCTGTTGTAGGAACTGTATAGACTGTGTGGCCGCAGGGACTTCAACAGATTTGGTCTCGTCAGTAACCGGGTCAGTTACAAAAGGAGCGCCAACTGTATATCCATCTGCGTCCTTGATGTTAGCGTACGTGACTTTCTTACCGTCTTTCTCTTTGACGACATGAACCACTTTCAGTACGAAACCTTCTCCGAGCATATGTGCCATATGACGAATATCATCGCGGCCGTTACGCATCTTCATGAATAGTTTGTAGTAGCCAGACTTCTCGTTAGTCGATAGCTTAAGCTTCTCCGACTTGACGTTCGTCCGTGTCTTCTTAACACCATCAACTTCGTATTCGTTGATATGCTTCTGGCCATTTAATTCAAATGTAAGCCGAACCTCTGGCGCATCTGGCTTCTCTTTACCTTGGTAAGGACGTTGCGGTTGTTTTCCAATTTCAACATATCCGACTAGACGTGCTGTAGTGAAGCCAGCAGGTATAACAGAGCGTTCAAATCCTTTGCTTACCTCAGTCTGGTCTTCATATGTATTAGCCACTTTGGCTTGGGCTAGTAAATCACTCATATTTTTCTCCTGATTAATGAGTAGTTAGAATTTCAGCTTCGACAAGAAGCTTAAAATAAAGGGTTATAATTAAATACGACATATATTTCATAATTAATCCTATGGTGTGCGTTAAGCATCTCCTATAATGGTGTGCATTAAGCTGGTGTCCAGTGATGTAGGTCGAGCATGTTAGGGCCAACCTCGGCGTCCACAGGGAACGGCACGGGGCAGTCATAATCATAGAACTTCTTGAGCATCTGCGGAACGGCCTCCATGATACGCATAGAACCAGCTATGACCTCATCAACGACTTCCGGCATCATGTCGAACCATACACAGTCATGTACCGTGTTGACGAGTAATGCCTTTCCGCCGAAGTTGTCCGTGGATACGAACCAACGCCACAATACGCCTAGCGCCATCTGGACGATTTCGCCGCCTGTTCCCTGTACGGGATAGTTTTTCAATTCAGGGGGCGAGAATGTGTCCATGATACCGTCTCGGTCTTTAAGCCACTTAGGGGCATCGTATGAGCGCCACTGATAGGTGGTTCCCGTAGGAGCCTGCCATGTTCCACGACGGAACGTGCGGTATCCTCTGGACGGGTCGTTGAAAGCTTCCGCCGTAGCGTTTACTTCCTTCTCGACATCTAAGTTGAAATTCACCACATCCGGGTAGAGCTTGTCTTCCGCTATGATTAGCGCCTCTACATCCTCCTTGGTCATACCTGTTGACAGGGCGATGGTTGCTGCCCCGGCTCCATAGGCCCGCTGAAATGAAAATTCCTTAACACCCTGTCGCCGTGGCTTCCATGTATCGTATTCAGGATGGTCTTCATCCTTACACCACACCAGCGCATCCTCGTATGGAATACCAAACTTGTTCGATACTCTCTTACAGTGAAAGTCCACCCGGTTACACAGGTCGGTGATTAGAGTTTTGTCTCCCGATAACATACCCTGTACCACTACTTCAAGTTGGCTATAGTCAATCTCTCCCATAACCCCATCAGGGAAGCGAGAGATAAACATGGCCTTAACACGGCTTGGTGCTCGTGGTATGTTCTGGCAATTTGGATTAGAGCTTGATAGGCGGCTCGTTACCGTACTGCTATGGTTGAGCATATGATGGATGATATGGTCTATAGGGTCAACGCATGTAAGCATCCCCTTGAACTCACCTGTCTTCGGGTCTTTGACGGCGTAGTAGGTTCCAATCTCCTTGTCCAGCTTTGTCTTCAATGACATTGCTTTTAGGAATGGTACACCTGTGCCACCGAGTAAGATAACCGTGTCACTGTCTGTCGAGTATAGGCGGTTGCCCGCTCCGTCAGTCGTGTCCAGCTTCTTAATCTCAAGCTCAACAGGGTCAACGTATCCGGGAAGCTCCCAAAAGAAGTCCTGAAATTTTACCTTTAGTTCACCGGGAACATCCACGTTCTTGAAGCGACCTTGGCCCTTCTTCTTACCAGATAGGAACACATCCTGTTTCTTTGAACCCCTGTACCAGAAACCGTCCACCATCGTACACTTATCGTAGTCGTGTGGTTCCTTATCAAACAGGGGCCACTTGTCCACTGCCTTCTTACGGGCAAGTTGACCAGTGTTCTCATCCATGTATGTCGTCTGCTTCTGATAGCGGATGGTGCCGCCGTAGATAATCGCAGACTTATGACAACCGCTGCCCCAAGAGAAGCCGACCTCTTCCGGGATGTCCGTGAGGTACTCTTCAAGCTCCTTGGTCGCAACCGCAAGCTCACCGTTAAGGCGCTTTAGGTCTTTATTGGCTGTCTCGACACAGATTTTGAGACCGTTGTATTCCATTTCCGTCGTAGCGGCTAGACCGTCCATACGCAGACGTATCATGGTCTCCATGCCCATCTCTTTGGCAAGCTGGCGCTGACCTAGATAGATAAGCTCGGTGTTGCCAATGTCCCCGCTGGCGCGGCCCTCGGCTTCTGTCCCGACAAGGTAATCCTTAACTAGCTCAGGGTCGATGTCGGCTGTCTGCACTCCAGCGTCCCACAACGCCTTCATACCGTCAACCTTCTTACGGCCACCGTAGCTCTCAATGATACTGTCCATACTGTTCATATGGAACTTACGTGCCATAAAGCGAAGAAGGTATTCAGCGTACTGCGTACACCAGATAGCGCCACCTCGCTTGTAGAACGGATGTAGGTCGGGATTGTTATTGACCATCTCATACAACAGGTCGAACTTAATGTTGTGTCCTACCAGTAAATCGACATCCTTGTCAATTACGAGATAATTGTCTTCCGTTCTGCCGGGGAAGAACCTATAGGAGTTGGCTGCATAGCCCTCCTTCTTCCATCCACGGGCTACGACGTAGTTTCGTTCATCGAACGGGTTAGCCTTTCGCTTACGAGACTTGTGTATCTGTGTCTCGCTGTCAAATATAAGATATGCCAAGGGCAATCCTCCTTATGTTTGGACTACCCAATCAGGTAAGTCCTCTTCTTCGCATTCCCGGACATTAATGAAGCAGTCATAATAGACTGCTCTCATAATCTCTACGACGGTTTCGACACTGCTTTGATAAAACTCTACGTCGTCTTCTTCCCGGACTGTTACATAATTCACGGCGGGAAGTCCTGCGACCTCCCCCATGGTTGCTGTGATAATTGATACTTTCATTATCTACTCCCAATAATTTTACGTCCGTGGCCTAGGAGAATAACTGTTCCATCTGGTTCCACCTCTGTCCAGCTTTCCGCCCATGGCCCGCGTAATGTAATCACCCATGACCTCTGATAAGCGTAAACTTTATGTGTCAGATTAGATGGGGTACTTTTTATACGTAATCTCTTATATTTCTGTGCCCCTCCCTCTGCAAAAAACTCTGTAAGTCTTCCTGATATAAGAATGGAAAGAGCATTAAATGCGTGACTATGGTAGTTCTCTCGGCTTCCTTTATCGAAGCGTAATAGAGCTATACTAAAAATTGATTTAAACTCGCACAAGAAGTAGGCTGTGACGGTGGATTGTGGCCCACCGTCTTTTACTTTCTGTAAAATTCTCATTTGATATGTCCTAGTTGAATTGCCATGCTGTCAAAGATAGTCGTGCGGAAGTTATCCCGGCGACGTACATGAGCGAACATGAGTTGGGCTGGCTCGCCGTCGTAGCCAGCAATACCACTGTATTCCTCACCAAAACGACTGTCACCAAAGAATGCCCCGTTAACGACCAAGCGGTCATTATTGAAGCGGCTAATATTATGCTTGTCTCCCATACGGAACAGCGTTATATAATCCTTCAACTGGTCAGTACGTTTCGAGACATGGTTCTTCATCTGAGTGTATCCAGCGCCAACACCGACGCCGTGTTCATAGAGAACCTTGTTGTTGAAAATGCTGTGGACATGGAACGCGCCCTCTGGAATGAAGAAGTTGGCATTAATTCCGGCCAATTCAGACATCTCTTTGATGGCGTGATACATAGGCCATGATAGCTGCTCACGCCCCGGCTGGAACATGAATAGACCGTGACCGTCCCAATCATGGTTCCCGGTAATCATCACCACGTCAAGCTCAGCGCCAACCGTTGCCAAGCGGCGGATGATTTTATGGAATATTAATTGTTGGGCCAGTTTCATCTGGTCTGCCGTACCGATGTCACAAGCACGAGCCGACTGTAGTCCATGCTTCTTGTCACTCTCAATTACATCACCGAGTACGGCAAAGATAATCTTCTCAATTATGAAACCGTCTCGCTGATAGCGGTAGATGTTGTTCATGGCAACGTCAATATACTCGTCAATCCGTCGCTCCGCTACGTTGCTGTCGTAGTCGTTCATCAACTTACCAATCTGCAAGTCAGAGAACAGAAGCTCGATAATTAATCGTTTACCGTCTCCTGTCTGTGGTACGATAACAGGGGGGGCCAACTTGGGACATCCCTTGACAATATTCCGTAGCTCTGTCAGGAAATCATCCCGGCCATTGATACCGTCTTCCCTTACACGCGCTTCTCGCCGCAGGCGGTTGTTCGCCAGAGTTAGGCGGCGGTTGCCTTGCTTCAATACTGCGTTGTCGGCCACAGCAAGCGTTTCGGCATCACCCATATCCTCAGTCCAGTATTGCATATTCTGTCTTGTTACCCGACTGTCCGGCTCGAAGGTTTTGTTGATATACTTCGCAGCTTCCGTGTAGTTGCCACCAGCTTCCTGCATGGCTTCACGGATTTCGTCGTCGGATACTTCTTTTCTTTTACCCAAGGCTTTTCTCCTTTTTCCAATTTGAGTATAGGTTTAATATTTCTTCTGGGACGCAGTGAGTTGACACTACGAATGTTCGGTCTGGATACATAACATTTCCGTATGCACGGTCAGTCATAAATTTAGCGCCAGACTCATCCCAAAAGTTAGTAGGAGAGAAGCCTATAGTCCTAATCTTAGGGCCATCTATATTCTCTACCTTGGCAAATTTTAGGGCGGCGCACCTGCCTAAATTGTAAGCCCTTACGAGCCAATCACCTTCGTTTATTTCACAACCAATGAGGTCTGTGTTTTTATGCATTAATTAATCTCCTTGGTCTGAGAGGGGGTCAATCGGAACATCATCGAACCGAGCGATTTGTGGTCTAAAGTTAACAGTAGCCCTAGGGTCTCCCGGAGCGCCCTCACGGCGCAGTTTATTCTTAGGAAGTCCTATATATCGGAACCCCTGTAGATTTATATCATTGGACGCACCAATCATAATCTGAAAGTCACAAGCGCCCTGCTTCCCGGTCTTACTATCCTTGAGCATACCGAGTGTTGGGAACTGTAGACCATCGCC